AAAAACAATGCCGCATCGTTTAGTTCACCAGGTGATAGCATTTATGTTGGACTAGCAACGGCAGTATCTAATTTTAATGATTCAACTGGAGAGTCTGGCGACCCAACAATAACAGAAGCTACGTTTACAAATTATGCAAGAGTGCAGGTTACTGCTTCTAACTGGACATTAACTGCTGAATCAGCAGATACACAGACAATAAAAAATGCCGCTAACATAGAATTTGCAGCCTCTGGTGGGACTAACAATACAATCACTCATGTTTTTGTAGCAACTCACGCAACCGCTAGTTTAGATGTTGTGGGGTCTGGTGGTAATGTTTTATTTATTGGAGCATTAGACGCAAGTAAGACAATAGCAAGTGGTGATATATTTCGAATAAATGCAAACAACTTAACGATAGAGCTTAAATAATGGCATTGGTATTAAACGATAGAGTAAAAGAAACAACAACCACAACTGGCACTGGCACATTTACTTTAGCTGGAGCCGTAACTGGTTTTGAAACTTTTGGCACTGGCGTTGGTAATTCTAATACAACATACTATGCGGTAACATTACCAGGTTCGGCAGAGTTTGAGGTTGGTTTAGGCACATTAAGTAGTGACTCATCAACACTGGCAAGAACCACAGTTATTAGCAGTTCTAACAGTGATAATGCAGTAAACTTTAGTGCAGGAACCAAAACTATATTTTGTACGTTACCAGCGTCAAAAACTGTATTTTTAGATGCAAGTGGCAATGCAACATTAGGTGCAGATTTATCTGTGGGTGATGATCTTACAGTAGAGGGTGGCGTTATTGAGCTTAAAAACACTGGAGCACAATCAGAACTAAGAATGTATTGTGAGGCTTCTAATGCTCATTATGCAGCTTTAAAAGCACCTGCCCACTCTGACTTTGCAGGTAATACAACATTAACCTTGCCTGCCACCACAGATGTTATTGTAGGTAGAGCAACTACAGATACATTAACAAACAAAACTTTAACATCTCCTACAATTAATGGTTTTAGTGGCACTGGTGATGCTTCGATTACTGGTGATTTTACTCTTACATCTACAGATGCAACTAACGCAGATGGACCTATTGTAAAACTTACACGAAATAGTGCATCTCCTGCTGTCAATGATATTCTCGGTAGTGTACGTTTACTTGGCAAAAATGATGCAGATCAAGATGTAACATATGCTGAAATTGATGGTATTATCTTTGATGAAACAGATGGCACAGAGAATGGTGCATTGCGGGCAACTATAATTAATAATGGTACTCAAACTACATACTTAACATTGGGTGATGGTAGAACAAGGTTTCAACAAGATGCTAGGTTTGATGATAATGTAAAGGCAAATTTTGGTACTGATAGCGATTTCTTCATACAATTTACTGGAACACAATCGCAAATTGATGGTGATGCTATTAGAATATTAACTGATGATTTTAGAGTAAAAAATCCAGGTAATACCGAAACTTATATAAAAGCTGTTGAAAATGGTTCAGTAGAACTTTATCATAACAATACCAAAGTGTTTGAAACTGCATCTACTGGTGCAACAGTTACTGGTAATTTAGAGCTTATATCTACAGATGCAGGAGCAAGTTCAGCACCAATAATAGAGCTTTACAGACATAGCTCAAGTCCTGCTGCAAGTGACAAGTTAGGTCGCATAGATTTTTATGGTGAAGATGATAATGATGATAAATTAATATATGCGTCTATAGAAGGTAATATTTTACAACCTACTGATGGAAATGAAAGAGGGGACCTGCAACTGAATGTAATGCAAAATGGCAGTATACAAACTTTTCTTAATATGACTGCTAATACAGTAAATATCAATAGACCTTTATTTTTAACTACCACTGGCAATAGTATAATTTTTGAAGGTGCTACAAATGACACAAATGAAACAACACTTACAGTCACAGACCCAACAGCAGATAGAACAATAACATTTCCTGATGCAACTGGAACAGTATTAACAACAGGTAACTCAGACACACCAACAACCACAACATCAAGTAGTGATGCAGACTTTGTTTTAGTAGATGATGGTGGTACTATGAAAAAAATTACACCAACTAATTTAGGCATTGGTAGTGGTGCATCGAAAGGTTTTGCTGTAGCAATGGCTATAGCGTTATAGGAGTAAAGAATGGCACAAGATTTTGAAAGAAACTTTGCAAACGGAGTTGGCACGAGTGGGTCTACTTTACGAACAGCAGACTCAGATGATGCTATAGTTGGTATAACGATAGCTAATGTCCATACTGCACAAATAACAGTAGAGGTGTTTATAACAAACAGTTCAACAGATTATCATATAGTTAAAGATGCACCGATACCAGTAGGTTCAACTTTGCAGGTTCTTGATGGTGGTGCAAAAATAGTATTGCAAAGCGGAGATGCTTTGAAAGTTAAATCAAGTGTTAATAGTTCAGCGGATGTTTGGGTTTCCGCAGTGGATACAATTAGTGAGTAGGAAATAAAATGCCCTATATTGGAACCTCTCCTTCTAATGGTGTCAGAAGAGTACATACATATACTGCCACGGCAAGTCAGACAACTTTTACTGGAGCTGGGAGCGAGGGAGCTACATTATCTTACAAGGACACAACTTTCGTTGATGTTTTTCAAAACGGAGTTCTGTTAGGTTCGGCAGATTATACTGCAACGAGTGGCACATCTATTGTTTTAGCACAAGCTGCATCAGTTGATGATTTAGTTGTTGTTATAGCCTACGATGTTTTTAGTGTAGCAGACACAGTAAGCAAAGCAGATGGTGGTACATTTGATGGTAACCTAACTACAGCTGGTAGCTTTACTGCTAATAATGGGGTTGTGTTTAACGAAGATGGAGCAGACAAAGATTTTAGAGTTGAAACTACTGGAACTGGTGGAACTGGAAGCACTGGAACTAATACTCTATTTGTAAATGGTGGAACAGATAAAGTAGGAATAGGAACTAATGACCCTCATCAAATGCTTGGTATTGAGGGTCCTTCTAATCCTGGAATTTCTATTGTTGATACAACAAATAATGCTGAACTCATACAATATGTTGATAATAACAATGTTCATTTTGGGTCTTTGACTAATCACAATGTTATATTTAGACACCAAAATACTGAAAAATTAAGACTTACAACAAATGGATTGCTTGGTACAGATTTCTTTATGCAGTTCCCACCATCTTCTCCTCCATCTAATACTGGTTCAACAGAAGCTACTTATTATCAAAATGGTGCTTTAACTTCAGCAGATCCTTCTTTGGGTAACAGTCCAGTTCCACAAGCTATGACAGTTTTACAAATGAGATTGTATGTAAATAATGCTTTATCTGCTGGAGGTGCTAGAGTTTATGTTCAAAAGAATGGCACTATTATTACTGGTTCAAATAAAGAAATAGATGTTACAACTGGCACTTTTGCTTTTACAGCAAATGCAGTAAATACAGACTTTTCTGCTGGAGATAGAATAGGAATAAGAATTGTACTTGAGGGTGGTGCAACCGCTGCTTGGTATCATGTTGTATTACTTTGTAGAATGACTATAGCGTAGAGGTAATTATGTCAGAATTAGAAACAAAAAAACAAGAACTAGAAATAATAAAATCTACCACATTTAATGAAGAAACTCTTAGTATTATGAGAAAAGCAATACTAGGTGATGCAGACGCAAAAGCATCATTACAGAAAACACAAGATGCTATAGATGCAAAAGAAAAAGAAATAAAGGATTTAGGTGAATAAATGGCATTAACAAAAGTACAAGCAGGTGGTATAAATTTAGCAGATACTTTTGCATTTACTGGCACTGTTAGTGGTGCTGGTAAATTATTGCAAATACGATTTAATAGAAATACAACAGCAGTTTCAGTAAGTGATACTTCAACAGTTGCTACAGCAGTTTCACATACAATTACACCTACTTCATCATCTAATAAAATTATAATAAATGGTTCAATACCTTGGTTTGCATATGCTTCACAAACTGTAAACACTAGAATGAAATTAGTTAGAGATATTGGTGGTACTGAAACAGACTTACAAACACTTTTAATTTATAATACACATGGAAGTGGAACATTATATCCTTATAATTATAATGAAATATCTTTTCCTTTTTTAGATGAACCAAGTACAACCAGTGAAATAACATATAAACTTACATTTAATACGTTTACAAGAACCGGTACTGTATACGAAAGTAGAACAAATGCTTACAGTGGTGGTTCTCTTTTAGTTTTGCAAGAGGTTTCAGGATGAGTGTGCAATTAGCATTGAATCTTTTAGGTCTTGATGGTTATTATATGATAGGTGAACCAACAAATGAGAAAGAATATAAATCAATGCTTACTATGACAAATGGTAAAACTAACAACATAACTTGGAGTCAAGTGCAAAATGCACTTGCAGAGGGTGGTGTTGTCCCAATGCACTTTTTAAGAATGGAAAGAAATATACTCTTGTCTCAAACAGACTGGGTTGTTACAAAAGCTACAGAAACAAATAGTGCTGTGTCAAATGAATGGAAGACTTATAGACAAGCATTGAGAGATTTGCCAAGTAAACAAACAAAAGCAAAATGGTCAGAGGGCGTTTTGAGTAATGTAACTTTTCCAACGAAGCCAACGGAGTAAGAGATGCCATATATAGGAAACACAGCAGCGAATAGATTTGTAGCAAGTAAAGCAGCATCTGTGTTCTCTGGTGATGGTTCTGAGACTCAATTTACACTAGATCATTCAGTAGGTTCTGATGAGGACATACTTGTATCTGTAGATGGTGTTATTCAAGAACCATCTGTAGCTTATTCTGTAAGTGGCACTACACTTACATTTACTGCTGCACCATCAAATAATTCAGGTAATAACATCTTTGTGTACTATTTGTTTAGGACAGTAGGCACAGTAAGTCACCCAAGTAATAATGCTTTGGAAGCTACTAGCGGTGCGTTTACTAATAGTGTTGGCATAGGTACCAGTAGTCCTGCTGATAAACTACATATTTCTAAGGGAAGTTCTGGAATATCATCATTTGCATCTAATACTCAAGTAATTATGGAAGATGATGGAAACGTGGCACTTCAATTAGCATCACCAAATACTGCAACTCAGCAAATTCTTTTTAGTGACCCTGAAAGCAACGTAGCAGGAGTAATAAAGTATGACCATTCTGCTGATACAATGTCATTTTTTACTGGAGCAGGAGTTAATGAACGACTGTTTATCGCTAGTAATGGTACAATATTGACGAATAAAACTGATATAAGTGTTGCAGTAGTAGGTTCGGCATTTTATAGTGGAGGTCACGGAGCTTTTACACGAGCTTCTGGTATTGCATTGATAGCAAATAGAACTACAAATGATGGTCAAGTAGTATCTATTAGGCAAGACAACACACAAGAGGGTGCAATAAGTGTAAGTGGTTCAACAGTTAGTTATACTTCTTTTACTGGTACACACTGGTCTAGACTTACAGATAATTCTAAACCAACTATTTTAAGAGGAACTGTGATAGAAACAATCGATGAAATGTGTGATTGGTATCAAGTGCAGTTTACAGTTAAGCCTACTGATGGAACAAGTAATTATGTAGAGAAAGTAAGTATTGCTTTACCAAAAGGCAAAAAAGTAGGTGATAAAATTACTTACAAACATAATGATATTACTTATGATGATGCTGTAATTGTTAAAGAAGGTGATGAAAAGCATACTAAGTGCAAAATATCTGATACAGAAGATTCTAAAAGAGTTTATGGTGTATTTATGGATTGGGATAATGATGATGATTCTGTCAATGATATGTTTGTAATGGCAGTAGGTACTGGTGTTGTAAGAATATCAAAAGATGTAACTGTAAATGCAGGTGATTTACTTTCGTCTAAAGGTGATGGCACAGCTAAAGTTCAAGATGATGATATAGTTAGAAGCAAAACTATAGGTAAAGTTTTAACAAACATAAAGCAAGAAACATATGATGACGGAAGTTATACTGTTCCTTGTGCACTATATTGTGGGTGAATAAATGACAAAAGCAGCAGAATTAGCAAAGATGGGTGAAGTCCTAACCAATAGTCAGATTGGTGGAAGACGCAATATGGTAATTAATGGTGCAATGCAAGTAGCACAGAGAGGCACAAGTGGTTTTACTACAAATGCAGTATACACTCTTGATAGGTATAAAGTATTTTGTCCTGCTGCAAGTTTTACCTTGTCACAATCAACAACTGCTCCAACTGATTTTTATCATTCATTGAAGATAGAAAACACTTCAGCAGCAACTCCATCTTCTGGTAACGGAGGTAATATATTTACTACCCTAGAGGGGAATAGTGTTTCTCAACTAAATTGGGGAACATCTAATGCAAAAACAGCTACTTTATCTTTTTATGTTCGTGCAAATAATACTGGAACATACTGTGTAAGTTTAGAAAATGCCAATGGAACTATTGGTACTGGTTCACATTCTTTTGTAACAGAGTACACTATTAACTCAGCTGATACTTGGGAAGAAAAGAAAATTCTTATTCCTGGACCGACTGTAGGAACATGGAAAACGAATACCACTTTAGGAATTGTCATAGGGTGGACTTTAGAAGTAGGCAGTAATTTTGAAACTTCCACGACAGACGCTTGGCAGTCTGGATTAAAAAGGCAAACATCTAATCAAGTAAATTGGCAACAAACTGCTAGTGCAAATTTTCATTTAACTGGAGTACAACTAGAAGTAGGCTCTGTAGCCACACCATTTGAGCATAGGTCATTTTCAGAAGAGAAAAAATTGTGTGAAAGATATTATTTTCAAACTCAAAGTCAAAACTTTGCAGGAGTAGCTTCTGGAACAAATAGATTAATAGCAGGTTATAGAATACCAGACATGAGAGCAACACCATCTTTTACTTTTATAAGTTATAACGGAACTACTGCTAGATTAGCTAGAGCAACAAACAATGCTGACACTGTATTTTCATCAGCAAGTGTAACAAGTTTAAATGGTTTTTATCAAGTAACATCAAGTACGAACACTTTTATTGCAGGCGAGGGATATTTTGGACAACTTAAATGTGAGTCAGAATTATAAGGATAAATTATGAACATTACATCAGCAGAGTATCGTAAAGATTTAGATGGAAAAAATGAAACTATTTTTGCAGTTATAGATGGTCAAGAGTGGTTTGTTCCATTAGACCCTGAGAACACACATTACGCAGAAATACTAGCACAAGTCAAAGCAGGAACACTAACTGTTAAGGATGACGATTAATGTTTGGTAACTCCTCTTTTGCTGAAGCTGCTTTCGCAAATGTAGGAGGCGTTGTGCTTCTTGGCACAGCAGAGATGAGTGCTCTTGGTACTAGCTCAAGCATAGGTTCTGGGATACTTGTTGGCGTTTCATCACTAAGTGGTAATTTAACCCAAACAACGGCAGGTATATTTATTACGGGTAGTGTTAATGCAGAAGTAAGTTCTAATTTTACACAAACTACCGAAAACATAAAGATAGTTAACTTTACTGATGCTACCTTATCTACAAGTTTTACAAAAACAACTTCTGGTATAGCTATATTCTCTGGTGTATCTTCGCAGGATTTAAATTTTACAAAAACAACTTCTGGAGATATACTGTATGTAGCTATTGTGCCAGAAGCAAATGAGACTTATAC